TGCAAACGGAGTAAATTTTGATGGATTTATGAGTTCATGTGTTTTTTATAATCGCGTTCTTTCAGCATCAGAAGTTCAACAGAACTTTAATGCTACTCGTGGAAGATTTGGTGTTTAATTTTTTTGTAGTTTCAGATAAATACCTATAAATCTTGTGGGTGTATTGATTGAAGCAATTAAAGAACAACAGGTTCGTATCGAAGAGTTGGAGAAAAAGTTAAATGCCTAATCAGTTTTTCTCACCAGAAGGAGATTTGGAAAATTATTTTGTCACTGAATCTTGGTTGATAGACCAGTGGGTTGGTGATGAATTATGGACTTGGGGGCGTAATGATGTTAGCCAATTGGGAATCAACGCTACTGGTAATAGATCTACTCCAGTTACTACATTTGCTGGAGGAACCAACTGGAAACAAGTTGCCGGTGGATTTAAAAATAAAGCAGCAATAAAAACTGATGGGACTTTATGGACTTGGGGAATTAATTCCTTTGGAATATTAGGAGACAATACATCAGTCACAAAATCAACCCCAGTCACTACATTTGCTGGAGGAACCAACTGGAGACAAGTTTCTTCTGCACAATATCATGCAGCAGCAATAAAAACTGATGGAACTTTGTGGTGTTGGGGACTGAATCAGTATTCACAAATAGGAATTAACGCCACAGGTGCCAGAAGTACTCCAGTCACTACATTTTCTGGAGGAACTAACTGGAAACAAGTTTCTTGTGGAGGTGGCCATATTGCAGCAACTAAAACCGATGGAACTCTATGGCTTTGGGGACGCAATTCATTCGGAGGAATAGGAGATAATACCACAGTCCATAGATCAACCCCAGTCACAACATTCGCCGGAGGAACCAACTGGAAACAAGTTTCTGGTGGCGGTGTTTTCACGGCAGCAATTAAAACCGATGGGACTTTATGGCTTTGGGGTTATAATAATTATGGGAATTTGGGAGACAATACAACAATCCAAAAAAACACTCCAATCACAACATTTACTGGAGGAACCAACTGGAAACAAGTTTCTTCTGGAGGATATCATACAGCAGCAATTAAAACTAATGGAACCTTATGGACTTGGGGTTATGGTGCTAGAGGTGAATTGGGAGATAATACGATAACCCTCAAAAAAATCAATTCCATCAACAACATTTTCTGGAGGAACTAACTGGAAACAAATTTCTGGTGGAGATTCTCATACCGCAGCAATTAAAACTGATGGAACCTTATGGATCTGGGGTTCATCTGCTTATGCTCAACTTGGAGCCAATGATTCAATTCAAAAAAATACTCCAGTTACTTCTTTTGCAGGAGGAACTAACTGGAAACAAGTTTCTGCAGAATTTCGACATACATCAGCAGTCTTCTCTGGAACCACACCAGACCTACCAATATCATAAATACTTAAAAAATTGCTATGGAAATCGCACTTATTCATAATAATTCATTAGAACTTGGCCCAATGGGATTTAATGTGAAATACATTAATGCCGATTTGGAAGACCTTGAAGTAGAAGAAAGAATTTCTCCACAAAGTTATACAGACCTTCCAATTCATTTTAGTGATGGTCTTACACATCTTCTGCCAATTGAAAAAGTAATTCCAGAACATGATCCAAAGTATCACAACATCGGAAATCTTACTTGGGAAATTATTGAAGAAGATGGTACTCCAATCAAAGTAGTATTTACTTATCCAATTATTGATAAGAGTCTAGAAGAAGTCAAAGTAATTCGTAAGCAAGAAGTTGCTCCATATAGAAAAGAAAAAGAAAATACGACAATTGCCTTAGATATTAATGGTAATTCAGTTCAAGTATCAACTTCAAGAGAAGAAAGGTTGATGCTAGCAAGTAAGTTAAGTGCAGCACCAGGTCCTCATAATTATAAGTTTGCCAATGCTTGGTTAGAAGTTACCACAGAAAATCTTCAAACTATTATCAGTGAAATTGATAAAGTAGTTCAAGATGCATTTGATTGGGAACTTGCAAAACTTCAAGAGATTGATGCTTGCACGACAATTGATGAGGTTTATGATGTGATTGTGAGAGAACTTCCAGAAATTCCTCAACCACCAATAGAGTGATATGCCAAATCCAGTAACTAATTTTGGGGATAGTTTTGGAACTGACCTTGGTAATAAATTAATTACCAAAGAATACTTAATGAGTGTTTATCCAAATATTGCTCAACAAATTGGAAAGACTCCGGAGTTGTGGTCTTGGGGATACGGTAATAGTGGAGTTTTGGGAGATAATACAACAACCAATAAATCAACCCCAATCACAACATTATCAGGAGGATCTAACTGGAAGCAAGTTTTTGCAGGAAGATTTCATACTGTAGCAACCAAGACTGATGGAACTTTGTGGACTTGGGGCAATAATAGTGGTGGTAGACTTGGAGACAATACAACAATTAACAAACTTACTCCCGTCACAACATTTGCAGGAGGAACTGATTGGAAATATTTGAGTGTAGGACTCAATAATACGATGGCAATAAAAACTGACGGAACTTTATGGATTTGGGGTCCAGGGGGATTTGGTAGACTTGGTGACAATACGGCAACAAACAAACTTACCCCCGTCACAACATTTGCAGGAGGAACTAATTGGAGAACAGTTAGTGGCGGATATCGTCATGTCATAGCAACCAAGACTGATGGGACTTTATGGACTTGGGGGGATGGAACTTACGGACAACTTGGAATTAATAGTACAGTTGCAATATCTACTCCAGTCACAACACTTGCTGGAGGAACTAATTGGAGAAGTGTCCATGCTTTCTTTCATCATAATGTCGCAATAAAGACTGATGGAACTTTATGGACTTTTGGACGCGGAGCACAGGGGCAAATAGGAGATGGTGGATTCACCAACAGATGTACTCCAGTTACAACATTTGCTGGAGGGAACAACTGGAAGCAAGCTTCTGCTGGAGATACCCATACAGCGGCAGTGAAGAATGACGGAACTTTATGGTCTTGGGGTTATGCTAGTTTTGGAAGACTCGGAAATGGGGGCACATCTGGCAATTTTACAACTCCAGTTACAACATTTGCAGGGGGAACTAGCTGGAAACAAGTTTCTACTGGCGAGGGTCATACAGTAGCAACCAAGACTGATGGGACTTTATGGACTTGGGGTAGTGGTAATAGTGGAAGACTTGGAACTAATGACACAATTACTAGATCCACTCCAGTCACAACAGTTATTGGAGGGACCAATTGGAAACAAGTTTCAGCTGGAGGTGGTCATATAGCGACAATTAAAAGCTCTGACAATTTATGAGGTATCTAAATACCTACAAAATAAATTATTCAATATGAACCCACTTGAATTGGTAGCAAAGACATTATATTCATTTAAAGAACAGCAACTAACATTCGAATTACTTGATGCCTTTGGAAAACAAGCACAAGTTTTTTTCTCAATATAATGATGTAGCAAAAATATTTTTTGAACTTAAGAACTTCTCCAAGGCAATTGAGTATGGAGAAAAGTCTCTCAAATTAGCACAAACAAAAGAAGAAAAATATACGACCTCTATGAATTTGATTAATGCATATAATCAATCAAATCATCCAGAGAAATCTATTACCCAAATTGATAAGTGCAAGAAGATAAATCCGCAAGATACTGAATTGCTTCTTGAGGAAACCTTCGCGTATTCTGCACTCAATCAAAAAGAGAAGTCAGAAAAACTACTCTTCAATCTTCTCAAATATAAACTACCAGAAGAGATTGAAAGAAAAGCATATCATAATCTATCAGGACATTATTTCCGTAAGGATGATATTCATACGGGACTTCAACACTTTCTCAAAGCAGGGGAAGTAGAAGCATATAAGAATCAAAAACATCCCGATTTTGAAAAATGGGATGGAACAGTGACGCCAGGAAGAACGATCATTGTAGATAATCAATGTGGCGCCGGTGATGAAGTCATTCATATTCGGTTTATGAAACACCTCAAAGACTTGGGAATGAAACCAATTTGGAGTTCTACTCGCAGAGAACTTGTAGAACTCTTCAAACATAATGGATATGATGCTGTTTGTATTTGGGATAAACCAGAGTTTCCTAAAGATGCTTTCTGGGTTTATGGTCTGGCACTTCCATATTATCTCAATCTGCAACTCAAAGATATGGGAAGAGAACCTTATCTCCAAACACTCCCAGAATACGATAAGAAATGGGAGTGGATAAAAGAAGACACTGGATATAAGGTTGGAATGTTCTGGGCTTCTAGTTCTGGGTTCGAGCAGAACACTTTCCGTTCAGTAGAACTCAAAGACTATATGAGTGTTCTTGGAAACAAAGGATACTCACTTTATTCACTTCAAACTCACAGTGATAATAAGGATGCCAATGAGTATCCCGAAATCAAACAATCACTATCAGTTCCTAATAGAGAATATGCCGACACATTCTCAATCATCAAGAACCTTGATTTGGTAGTGACTTCTTGTAGTTTTGTGGCACATGTAGCAGCATCAATGGGTAAAGAAGTCTGTGTCTTTGTTCCTATTATGGAATATTATGTTTGGACTTCCTCTACAGGAAAGTGTATGTGGTATGGAGATAATATTCATCTGTTCCGACAAAAGAAACCAAGAAACTGGGATGAACCACTGAAGCAACTAGGAGAGTTTTTGAATGATAGAGGAATATAATCTTTCTTTTTTAAATCTAAATACCATCAAGAGCAAACTTCTTGAAATAGAAACTGCTTCTCACGGACTTATAACAAAAGGTGTTTCTACTTATAATCATGGAATGCCTACTTTAATGTATTCAGAACTGACTGGATTAAGAAATGTTCTTAAGCAATATGTTAGACTGTATTGTAATAAGTATGAGATTTCACCTCTAAAGTTTATCAATAGTTGGTTCAATATCTCACAACCAGGAAATAAACTCAAAGCACATAATCATGGAGAAAGTATTATAAGTGGAGCATTTTATATTTCTGGAAGCACTCCACTCATTTTTCCAGATACATCAATTAAACCTTATCCTGGATTGTTGGTTATCTTCTCAAGTGATTTAGTTCATTATACGGAAGAAGAAACAGAAGAAAGAATTATTATTAGTTTTAATACAGATTACTTATGAAATTTTTATTTTTAGTCGGTTCAGCACTCAAACATTTTAAAGAGGATGAGTTTAGTGCTTATAATGAAGAACAGAGATTCAATCAAACATTAGAAACGATTGAATGTATTCGTAAGAAAGTTTCAGAGTCTTATGTGGTTTTATTTGAGTGTTCTTCTAAACCTATTGATGAGAAACAAAAAGATATTCTTAAAGAAAAATCAGATTTGTTTTTAGAGTTTTATGATGAACCAGTACTAAAGCAAATTTATGAAAATCTTGAAGAAAGACCAGAATTGATTACTTATGGCAAATCATTGTTGGAAACAAGAGGATTACTCAATACTCTTTATGAAATTAAACAGCACAATCTATTCACTGATAGTCAAAGAGTTTTTAAACTTACTGGTAGATACTTATTGAATGATCATTTTGATATTAAAGATTATGAAAGTAAGTTTCTGGAAGGAAAATATATTGTAAAAAAATACGATTATCTTTTGGAAGAAGGTGAAAGTTTCAATGAAAGTAATCTTGAAAATGTCTATGCATACTTATATGGTGCAAAAGGTATGATGAATACTGGTCTTTGGTCTTTTGATAGAGTTTTATTTAATGAAGCGGTTGAGGCTCTTGAAGGGGCATTTACTTATATGGAAAAAATGATACAATTTACTTCTGGAACTGATGTAGAACATTCACTTTATCGATTTATAAACAAGAACAATATCATTAGTGTTCCAAATCTTGGTCTTACAATGGTAAAGGGGATGTCTGGCGAAAATGGTGGGGTGTATCATACATGAAGTTAGCAGTTTTTTATCATACATTTCAAAATGAAATTTCCGCATTTATCTACCAACAACAGATTAATCGATTATTTGTATCTGGTCTAATGAATAAAATAGATCATTTTCATATTGGAGTAAATGGCAGCCAAGAAATGTTTTATATACCAACAAAAGCAAAAGTCGTTTACAATAAAAATTGGACAGAAGAAACGGAAACGATGATTGCATTAAAAGATTTTGCGCATGAAAATCCGGATTATAAAATTTTGTATTTTCACACTAAGGGAGCAAGCAAAGGAACTTTGATTGCAAATGCTTGGAGATTGATGATGGAGTATTTTGTAATTGATAGGTGGAAAGAGTGTGTGGAAATGTTGGATGAATATGATTGTGTTGGTTCAAATCTAAATTCTGTGGGAGAAACTTTATGGTCTGATGGTACAACCACCAAACCATTAGAAGGAACTTATAATTTTACTGGAAATTTTTGGTGGTCCAATGCCAAACATATCCAAACACTAGACCATAAGTTTCTTTATAGTGATTATCGTATAGATAGAGAACTTTGGATTGGAAGTAATCCAAATTCAAATCCAAAAACAATATACCAACCGGGAATTTTTGATTCATATACTTACTATTATAAGGAGGATGATTATGTTTCGTGAATGTGGAGAATGTACTGCTTGTTGTACTTGGTTGATTGGTGATGCTTTTGCTTGGGAGTTTGGTGCAGGAAAGTCTTGTAAGTATCTGGAATGTAATGGTTGTGGAGTTCATAAGGCACGACCAGAATCTTGTAGAGACTATCAATGTGCTTGGACGCAGCATTTACTACCAGAAGAAATGCGACCTGATAAGTGTGATGTTCTGGTCTCTGTTGAGGGAAGTGGAGATGGTCAATATCTAAAAGTTCTTCCAATAAATAATAAAGAAATGAATTCTGAAGTTAAACAATATCTTCAAAACTGGAGTGAAAAAATGAATACTCCAGTTGTTTTTGTAGAGATTCCTCCAAAATAAAAGAAATGCCAGTATTTTATAATTTTATCAACAATAGAGAAAATTTAGTGGCATATTCCACTTATGAAGGGACTGTTACGTGGATTAATAATTTTCCCGCAGGTGCAACAATAACTACAGGAATAACTGCACCTGATGGAACAAATACAGCAATTAGATTTACATGCAATAATACAACTAATGCATTATTAAGAGTTAATTTTCCTTCATTCACTCCCAACGGAACTGATACTTATACGACAAGTTTTTTTGTAAGGAGAATTAGTGGAACTGGTAGTGCATTTACTGATTTAGCAGATGGAAGTCCTTCAGTTGATTACTCATCACAATTAATTACTAATCAGTGGGTAAGAGTAACTACAAGTGGAGTTCCAACAGCAACCGCAAAAAGTTTTATTGACTTATATTCTGATAACAATACAAATCTTGTTCTTGATTTTTGGGGAGTTCAAATAGAAAGAAAATCTTCTGCTGGTGTTTATGTTCCAACCTATGGAAGTATAGTAACAGGTAATGATGGATTGACTTATAGTTTTGATAATGTTTTTGTTCCTGCTGATTTGTTTCGTGAAGGAAACTTATGGACTTGGGGCACTAATTCTGATGGACGACTAGGAGACAATACAACAACTGGTAAACTCACTCCAATCACAACATTTGCTGGTGGAACCAATTGGAAACAACTTTCTTGTGGAGACACTCATACTGCAGCAATTAAAACGGATGGAACTTTATGGCTTTGGGGTAGTAATAATACTGGACAACTAGGAGACAGTACAACAACCAATAAATTAACTCCAGTCACTACATTCGCAGGAGGAAACAACTGGAAACAAGTTAATGCTGGAGGTTATCGTTCTACTGTAGCAATTAAAACTGATGGAACTTTATGGTCTTGGGGTCGTGGTTTTGTCGGACAAATGGGAAACGCTGCAACAGATAATAAATCAACTCCAGTCACTACATTCACAGGAGGAACCAACTGGAAACAAGTTACTGCCGGAAGAGGCCATATAGCGGCAATCAAAACTGATGGAACTTTATGGGTTTGGGGTGATGGATCTTTTGGAAGACTTGGAATTAATGCTACTGGTAATAGATCAACTCCAGTCACAACATTTGCTGGAGGGACTAATTGGAGTCAAATAAGTAATGGAGGTAGTTTTTCTACAGCAATTAAAACTGATGGAACTCTTTGGACTTGGGGTTATAATACTTCTGCACAATTAGGAAACAATTCAAATACTAATGTATCCACTCCGATCACTACATTCGCAGGAGGAACCAACTGGAAACAAGTTTCTGGTGGTGGTTATCATACAGCAGCAATCAAAACTGATGGAACTTTATGGACTTGGGGTCGTAATTATGAGGGACAACTAGGAATCACTAGATCTGGTGCTGGAAACGATGCATCTACTCCAGTCACTACATTCGCAGGAGGAACCAACTGGAAACAAGTTGGTTGTAGTGGTTCTAATATATGTCGTATTACAATAGCAATCAAGACCGATGGAACTTTATGGACTTGGGGTGATAATTCTAATGGACAACAGGGAATCAATGGTTCTGGTACTAGTAAATCAACTCCAATCACTACATTCGCAGGAGGAACCAACTGGAAACAAGTTTCTAGTGGAGATAGGTTTTCGGTAGCACTCACATACATCGATCCTGTGATATAATACATAATAAGAAAGAAATAAACTATGAAGACATTATATTTTCTTGGAGGACTTCCAAGAAGTGGTTCTACATTACTTGGGTCACTTCTCAATCAACATCCAGACATTTATGTATCACCAACATCTCCATTAGGTGATGTAGTAACTGATATTGAGAAATCATTTAATACTTTAGATATCCAATTTACCTTTGACCGCAAGGCAATTTCGTATAATGTCTATAAGGCAGTTCTTGCAAACTTTTATAATCACATTCCAAAATCAACAATTCTAGATAAGCATCGGTTTTGGGGAAAGAATCTTGATACCGTTCAAATGTTTCTTTCCAACAAACCAAAAATTGTAGCAACTTATCGTTCTATTCCAGAAGTTCTTACATCTTATATTTCACTCATAGAAAGGTCAAAGCACTATGATAATTTCATTGATAATCATTTAAGGAATGATAATCTACCAATTACAAATAATAATCGTGCAGAATATATTTGGAGATATTATGTTGCTCCTTCTTATGAGAGTATGGTTTATGGACTCAACAAATATCCAGATTGGGTTCATTTAGTTGAATATAATGCTCTAGTCAATAATCCAGAAGAAGAACTGAGTAAAATCTATGAGTTTTTAGAAGTTCCATCTCATACAAATACTTTCAATAACATTGAAAATGCTTGTGGAGAACAAAAGGACGAAGAATGGGGACTTAGAGGGCTTCATGATATTCGTCCAAATCTTGCCAAAATTTCACAAAATCCTATTGAAGTAATAGGAGAAGAGAATATAAAACTTTATTCCAAGTTTGATATATGAAAACTCATTTGTTAGTTGTCGTCCAGACTCATTCAAAAGGAAACCGAGATAAAGATTCTGGAAGATATTGTGAAGCACCAAAGATCGAAGTTTCTTCAAGGTGTATCTTTTCTTTGATTGATAGTCTCAATTACGCACAAGAACATTATCCAGATTATGAAATAGAACTTCAAATCTTTGATGACCACTCGGACAAAGAATTTTTAGATATTTTAGAAAAACTTATCAGCATTGCAAAGTTCAAAGTTAATCTAACCCATCTTGAGACTTATGGTATTATGCCATCTATTTTGAGGTGCTACGAACATGGAAGAGATTATGGAAAAGATTGGGTCTATTATGTTCAAGATGATTTTCTTCATCAACAAGACTCTGTTGAACTGATGATACATGCAATTAATCAGTTTAGTTGTAATCTAGGTTCTCCTGCAAGTATCTTTCCATTCAATAAGCCAGCAGAGTATCACGAAGCAGAAAACACTGCAGTTCCTTGTCATCTTGTAGTATCAAAAGATAGATATTGGAGAACTAATTTTCATGTAGCAGTGACTTTAATGACTCATGTTGATATTATTAGAAAGCACTGGGACTTGTTCCACAAAATGGGAACAAGTGAGGTAAGTGAAACGATGGAAATGGATAGTATTTGTAGGGTTTATTATGAAAGAGGACATTTCTGCTTTACTCCAATTCCTTCTTTAGCACTACATATGCAAGGAGAATATGATAGAGACTTCTTTATTGATTGGAAGTCTTGGTGGAATGAATATGATTTGGAGAAATTAAAAACCTATGTTTAGTCATATATCATTACCAAATCCCGGTGTCACATCTGGTGTTCTTCCAGAAGAACTTTATAATCAAGTAATGAATGAAGTAAATGAAATCTCTTCTGATTTTCATTCTCATTCAAATTACAATAATGGTCTTGCAGGAAATATAGAAAATCAATATGAGTTGCAAAAGTCTATGTTAGTTTTGCAACCATATCTCAATGAAATGTGTAAGTCATATACAGACTATTGGAATTTCTACAAAAAACCAAGTGACTTTAAACTCACTCATCTGTGGGTCAATTTTCAAAAGAAGAATGAGTTTAATCCAATTCACCATCACAGCAGCACTTTTAGTTTTGTTTGCTGGTTAAAAATTCCATACAAAGTAGAAGAAGAGTTGAATGCGGCTCATGTAAAAGATACAAAAGCAAAAGCAGCATCAACTTTCCAATTCATCTATCCAAATATTTTAGGACAACTTACTTTAGAAACCTTATATGTCAATGAGGATTGGTGTGGTAGAATAGTATTGTTCCCAGCACATTTATCTCATTGCGTCTATCCATTTTCTACAAGTGATGATTATAGAATTTCAATATCAGGCAATTTAGAATGAAGCGAACATTAGAAAGTTTTTATCCAACAGAGAATTCTTTTATAGAAAATACTTATATTATTACTCTACCAAATAATGAAACTTCAAAGACCTTAACTCAAAGATGTATAGAGAGTTGTATTGCAGTAGAGCAACCTTATACTCTTTGGGAAGGTTTTGATGGTTCTTCTGGAGAAATTGTAATACCGAAACATCTTCAAGACAAAGATTACTTGAAATGGTTGAAGGTCAATCATAAATTTATGACACCATCTCAAATTGGGTGTTGCTTATCTCACTTTAGTTTGTGGTTTCATTGTATCACAATAGATAGACCTATCGTTATATTAGAGCACGATGCTATAATGGTAGAGAAATTTTTTGGTCCCTATCCTTTTTATAATGCAATCACATATCTTGGTTGTAAGGAACAGAAGTATAATGGGATGTCCGTTCAACCAACTCCAATTCATATGCAATCACCTGATACTTTCACTCGTAAAATAGGTCGGGCACATGCATATGCAATTGACCCTGCTGTTGCGAAGTTAATGGTTTCTCGTCTTCTGGTTGATGGTATTACTACAATGAACGATGAGTTTATGCACGCTAATCTATTTACGATTATTCAATATGGATTTTATGCATATGATGAACCAGGAGAAACAACAATACAAACACCCAATTATCCTTTTTAGAAATGACAAAAATTAATGTTTATTTGAGACATTGCTATTATTCCAAAATTCAAGAGAGTCCTGGAAAACAAAGACCTTCTTGGTGGGACAAAGAAAAGGTATTCCAAAACTTCAAAAATACTCTCAATCCAGAAACAACAAAATACGCAATCATTTATGACGAACATTATGGAAAGATAGAAGATACTTTCCTATCAAATGAAGAAAATATATATACGATCAATTGCGGCGGAGAAGCAAAGAGCTTTATAGAAACTTTGAAGTATATTAAAACACAAAATCATTCTCAAGATGATATCATTTACTTCTTGGAAGATGATTATATTCATCAACCAGGGTGGGATAAAGTTCTGTTAGAGGCATTCGCCCTTCCCATCTCTTATGCGACCTTGTACGACCACAGAGACAAGTATGGTGAGTATTATGCAGAGTTCCGAACTAAAGTTTTATTTACAGATTCTTGTCATTGGATGGCAACTCCTTCAACAACCAATACATTTGCTGTGAAGTATTCAACTCTTGTAGAGGACTTTTACACGCACACTAAATATTCTACAGGTGTGGAACCTTCTGCGGACCACCAAAAATTTCTGGAGTTAGCACAGAGAGGAAGAGTTTTAATATCATCACTTCCTGGTTATTCTACACATTGTCAAGCAGATTTATTATCACCTTGTATTGATTGGAAAAAGTTTTTATGAAAGTAGTTCAAATTGGTTCTAATAAAGGTGATGATGATTTATCTAAACATCTCAAAGAAAATTATAATGAATTAGAATTTGGACTTTTTGTTGAAGCAAATCCACTACATATTGGAAATTTAAAAAATTGCTATTCTCAATATCAAAATTCTGTTATTGAGAATGTTGCAATTAAAGTTCCTTCTTACAATGAAGACACATTAAAACTTTATTATCATCAAAATGATGGTCCAATGTACCATGTCGCTTCTTGTGTGAAGTCTCATATTGAAATTTATTATCCAAGTGACGGAATTAGATATTTTGAAGTTCCTTGTATAACTATAAATCAATTATTTGAAAAGTATGATATCAAGGAATTGGATTGGTTACTATTGGATATTGAAGGAATTGACTCTGAAATTTTATTAACAACAGATTGGAATAATTATGATATTCAAAGAATTGAATATGAAGAATTACATCTTGGTGATAAAAAACATGAAATAGAAAATATTTTCAAAACTCTTGGTTATAAAAAAACAACTGCTTTACATCATTACGATAATGCTTGGGAAAAATAATTATGAAAAATCATCCTGTAGTTGAAACTGAATATTTTAACATTATTAAGGGAGTTGTAGATGGTCTTCATAAATCTGGAATGACCGAAGCAGGTTCTGGATATTGTTTGAGTATGAGTGATATTGTACTTAAACTTTTACATAAAGAAGGAATTAAGGCAAGATTGGTAGAGTGTAACTTAATGGTTACACTTAAAAATCCTCCTGGATTGTTTTTAATGGGTTATCCAGGATTCAATCAAAATAATTACACTGCTGATAATTCGCGGTACATACGACTTCTATCAAACCTTCATCAATCCTCATAGTGGATGGGGTCCTAATAAATCAGAAATTATTAAAAACAACAAGTGAGGATTAAAATGAAAGTTACACTATACGCAATCGCAAAGAACGAAGAAAAAAATATTGAAAAGTTTCTCAAGAATGCAGAGAAATTTGATGATGTCGTTGTAGTCGATACTGGAAGTACAGACAATACAATTCAACTACTTAAAGATGCTGGTATTAAAGTCTACGAGCATCCACAGACTCGTGCAGAGTTTGATTTTTCAGTAGCAAGAAATCAGGCATTATCTTATGTGGAAACTGATTGGGCTTTTTCTATAGATTTTAATGAAGAAATAGATGATTTTTTCCCAGAGGGTCTTGCAGTAATCTCTGAAGAGTTTACAACATTTAAACATGAAAGGTATGATAAAATTGATGATGAAGAACCAACTCTAGGTCAAACTGCACATGTTCGTTTTCATAGAACTAAAAACTATACTTGGGTAAATGCAGTTCACGAAACTCCAATGTTTCTTCCAACTGAAGAACATCTTGGTGAGGTTGCAGTAGATACTACAATTAAGATTACTAAAAACCTTCAACCAAGTATTGATAAAGAACTTTTCTATCTTTCAATCTGCGAGAGAGAATATCAAAATAATCCAGAAAATAATTATTATCTTTGGTTTATTTTTAAGCACTACTATCAGGTCAAAAATCTCAATAAAGTACTTGAGGTAGGTCAACAATATCTCAATATCTCCAAAGCATATTTTGATCCACAAAGGATTGATGTGTTCATCATGTGTAGTATTTGTTTAGTTAATCTTAAAGAGGTAGAAAAGTCTGCAAACTATGCTTTCCATGCACTCAGTGAAGCAATGAATTTTGGTGGAGGACTTCTAGGAAAAGCATTTAATCACTTGTTAGAAATTGGAAAACTCACACAAAATCCAAATATTATTATCTTTGCAACAGGATTTAATCCAGAAACTTTAACTTATCCAGAAAGAACTCAAGCGATAAAGAGTCTTTATGATAGTAATCACATGAATTTTGTATGAGTAAAATAGCAGTTTTTGGGGGGACTGGATTTATTGGAGGAACATTTTGTAGATTATACTCACAAAAAGTAAATATAATTCCAAAGCAAAGTATAGAATTTGATACCAAAGAAGTTTTATATTTTATAAGCACCACCACAAATCAAAATGTTTTTAATGATCTTCATATAGATATAAACACTAATCTAAATTTTCTGATGGATGTCTTATCCAATTGCAAAGATAAAGACATCACATTTAATTTTATTAGTTCATGTTTTGTTTATGGTAATGATATTATAGATGCAAAAGAAACTGATAATTGCAATCCAACTGGATTTTATTCTGTAACAAAAAGATGTGCAGAGCAATTATTAATTTCCTTTTGCAAGACCTTTAATATTAAATATAGAATTTTAAGAATTGGAAATGTTTATGGATTGGATAAAACAATTTCTTTGAAGAAAAATGTCCTGGCACATATCATAAAACAATTGAAGAAAAATGAAGATGTTCATCTTTATGATAACGGAGATTATTTAAAAGACTATATGTTTGTTGAAGATGTATGTAAAGCAATTGAGATAATTTTGGAATTTGGACACCACAACGAAATTTATAATATTGCTTCGGGAACATCAAATAACTTTAAATATATTATAGAAACAGCAAAAAGTATTACAAATAGTCATAGTAAATTAATTAGTGTTCCAATACCAACTAATCAGCAATATATTCAAATTAAAAATATGACTTTGAATATCGACAAATTAAAGTCTCTCAAATTCGAACCACAAATTAATTTTAAATACGGTTTGCATATGCTTTGCAATATGTTATAGTAAACCATATAATCATTTACTATGTCAATATCAAAAATTCTTGTAGTCAGTAATCATTCTAATCATGACTTAGAGTGGCTAAAAATGACTTATGACTATGGATTTTCTCCAGAAAATACTCTTATTTACGATCGAACGCCTAACGATTTTCCGAATAAATCGAAGATATGTCACTTAGGAAAAGTTATACCTTCACCTAATGTTGGTTCAAATCCTTATGATATCGGTAGATTTATTGTAGACCACTATGACAATCTTCCGGACATGATGATTCACATCAAAGGAAATCTATTAAAAAAAGAACCCCCAAATGGAAAAACTTCATATACAACAGAGAAGAGATTTATATATGCTCTAAAAGCGAATTGGTTTGTTCCTATTGATGGTGGAAATCATATTCAAAATAATTTTCCTTATATTTTAAATAACAATTTGTTTTCTCTACCCATAGAGTGGGAATTAAAAAACTACACAATGGGGTGTGTTTTTTCGGAAGAAGATTTTAGAAAAGCAAAAACTTATCCTAGAATCTCTAATTTTCTGGAATTCATGAAAGACTTGTTTATTATAGAAGATTACCAAATTCCCAAATTTATAAGTTTTGCTCCCGCAGCAAATTATGCCGTACCAAAAAATTGCATCCTAAAGTACAGCAAAAACTTTTATAAAAAAATGATGTATTATACTGATTATAATGACAATCCCGTAGAAGCACATTGGTTTGAAAGAATTTTACAATTAGCTTGGCAAGGTTGTCTTGAAGAAAATTTCTCCTATATTGTGAATTAAAAATGAAAGAACAAGTAAAGCAATTTATTGATGACCTTTTTGAAAGTGATGAATCTTTCTTTAAGTATCTCTATAATAATGATTATGTGAAGGGAGAATCAAATATTTTTTACTCTGGTCCCTACTGGAATCACGAAGAAATTCAAGTTGCAATGAAAACCTTCCTGACTGGAAAGTGGTTATCTTCCGGTGAGGCAGTGAATAAGTTTGAGAAAGAATTCTCACAGAAGTTTAACTTTCAACATTCAGTAATGGTAAATTCTGGGAGCTCAGCAAATCTTGTAATGATTGCTGCTCTCAAGAAATATTTTGATTGGCAAGATGGTGATGAAATTATTGTATCTGTTTGTGGATTTCCAACTACTCTTAATCCCATCCTTCAAAACAATCTAAAACCAGTCTTTGTTGATATTGATTATACTGATTTGAATTGGAATTTGGATGAACTTAAATCCAAAATAACCCCAAGAACAAGAGCAGTATTTTCTTCACCTGTTCTCGGAAATGCATATAACTTTGATTATCTACTTGAGATTTGTGATCGTTATAAACTTGAGTTAATTTCTGATAACTGCGATAGCCTTGGAAGTAAATGGAAAGGTAAGTATCTTACAGACTACTCTGTTGCATCTTCTTGTTCTTTCTATCCAGCACATCATATTACAACGATTGAAGGTGGTATGGTGTCTTCTAATATTAAAGAAGTGATTGATATTGCTCGTAGTTTTGCTTGGTGGGGAAGAGATTGCTATTGCGTTGGTTCACAAAATCTTCTTTCTTGTGGAACTTGTGGTAAGAGATTTGATAAATGGTTAGTTGGATATGATAAGGTTGTAGACCATAAGTACATCTTCGGACAAATTGGTTATAATCTCAAACCAATTGATATGCTTGGTTCAATCGGTTCAGTGCAACTTAAAAAGTTTGATGAAATTCATTATCTTCGCAGATATAATAAGGCACGAATTCATCAAATCTTCGAATCTATTCCTGGAGTAAGAGTGATTGATGAGTTACCGCAGTCTGAAACAAGTTGGTTTGGTGTTCCGATTGTATGCAATACTAACAAGGAGAAACTTGTTAAGCACTTGGAAGATAACAAGATACAAACAAGAAATTATTTTGCAGGCAATCTTTTGATTCATCCAGCTTACCGACATCTTGGTTCTGGATTTGATTATCCAAATGCAATGAAAGTTCTTGAGAATGTATTTTTTATTGGATGCTCCCCAACTATAAACGACCAGATGATTGAATTTATAGAAGAGACTGTTGATTCTTATAAGAAAATAGCATGAAGATTACAATTCCAGTATCAGTAGGTGAACTATTAGATAAAATTTCGATTCTTGAAATTAAGTCTATGTTTACTAACAATGAATATGTTCTCAAAGAACTTGAGGACTTAAATCAAATCAAAAATACTCTTATCCAATTCACTCTTGAGTACATGAATGAACTGAGGGAAGTTAATCAAAAACTTTGGAAGATTGAAGATGAATTGAGAGAGTTAGAAAAAAATAAAGACTTTGGGAAAAAGTTCATTGAACTTGCCCGAAGTGTCTATATTACTAATGATAAAAGAGCAGACATAAAGAAAAGAATTGATGAGGAATTCAATTCCGAATATAGGGAGGTAAAAATGTACAATAAATAGAACAGTTTTAAAATCTCAATTGATTTTCTGGTGATCTTATGTCTGTAGGCTTTGTGAAGCAGGTTTTAGATAATGGTGGAAAAATAAAACCATTAATAATACCATCAAATGAAACAAATGGTACTGGGTTATGTAACCCATCCATACTTGTTAAAGACAATAAAATTTTAGCGAATGTGAGGCACATTCAATATACTCTATACCATTCGGAGTTAAAAAATTACGAACATCCGTATGGTCCTTTAGTGTATCTAAATCCAGATAACGACAATACACTAACAACAACTAATTTTATCTGTGAACTTGATGATGATTTGAATATTTCATACTTTTCAAAAGTAGATACATCTGCTTTTGATAAACCACCGTTGTGGGAATTTGTTGGTCTCGAAGATGCAAGATTGATAGAATGGGACAGCAAATTATTTTTGTGTGGTGTTAGAAGAGATTTAGATACTATCGGAACCGGAAGAATGGAACTTTCGGAAATTGAAATTAATGAAAATTCTGTAAACGAGGTATCGAGATTTAGAATCCCAGGTCCTCCACCCGACAAAGAGTATTGTAATAAAAACTGGATGCCAATCTTAGACATGCCCTATCACTTTGTCAAGTGGACAAATGGTACAGAGATAGTCAAAGTTGATGTCCAGAATAACAGTACAGAAAGTGTAATCATTAAAAATTGGGTTCAACATAATAGAGATCTGAGAGGAGGTTCTCAAGTCCTGTCATATAATGGTGGATACTTAACCCTAAATCACGAAACCGATTTGTATAGAAGTGAAGCGGGAAGGAAAGATGCAACATACAGGCATCGTTTCACTTTTTGGGATAAGGACTGGAATATACAAAAAATTTCGCAGCAGTTTTCTTTCCTTAATGCAAAAATTGAATTTGCTTGTGGTATGGCAAAGTATAAAGAAGATTACTTGATTACTTTTGGTTTTCAAGATAATGCCGCATATGTTTTAAGAGTACCTGGACAATTTCTGGAGGATTTTATTAATGGATGATACACTTTATAATTACATTCAAGATACAGAAAATGCTGAAAGCAATTTTAATCTTGCAGTACAATATGAAATATTGGGCCAAACTGCATCCGCAATTTCTTATTATTTGAGGGCAGCAGATAGAGCGGATGATTTGAATTTAGTTTATGAGTCTTTGATTAGAATGTCATATTGTTTTAACAAACAAGGAAACCGTTGGTATACTGTCAAAGGTCTCCTAAACCATGCAATTACTGTTTTACCAAGAAGACCAGAAGCATATTATATTCTTTCAAGATATGAAGAGTGGAATAAGAGTTATACTGAAGCATATACACTTTCAAATACAGCTTTAACTTTTTGCGATTTTAATCAAGAACCACTAAGAACCGATGTTGAGTATCCCGGAAAATATGGGTTAATTTTTGAAAAAGCAGTTTGTTCATATTGGTGGGGAAAATCTGAAGAGTGTAGAAGATTGTTTAAAATATTGGTTGATGATTATTATGATCAAATGAATGATTCTCATAAAAAATCAGTTAAAAATAATTTTAATGTCTTAGGTATGGATTTCCCATATCTTCTTGACGAAGATAAAACAAAATTAAAAGGATTTCCTTCGATATATTATTTGAGTTTAGAAGAATCCATTGATAGAAGAACTCATTTAGAAAATCAATTTAAAGAATATGATATTGAAAAAATTAACTCAGTAGTATCCAAAAGATTTATAGAGTGTAATGATATTCTTCATGGTCAATATGTTCACACTTTGACCAATGCAAGTAAAGGATGTTGCACTTCTCATATGAGATGTATTAAGAGGTGGTTAAATGAAACAGATGAACCTTATGGATTTTTTTGTGAGGATGATCTTTCATTAGAAACTATTAAGAATTGGAACTTTACTTGGGGAGAGTTTGTTGATAATTTACCCTCAGATTGGGAATGCGTTCAACTTATGTGGGTCAGAGATCAAATGACCGATATTAAAGTTAGGGAAAGACAATTTGATGACTGGTCTGCGACTGCATATATCCTTAAAAGAGAGCGTGCTCAAAAAATAATTGATACTTATTACTATGATGACGAATTCCATTTTGATATTCCAGAATCTAATCTGCAACCAATTGTAGAAAATCTTGTTTTCTCATTGGGAAAAGTTTATACATTCCCACTATTTGTTGAAGAAATTAAAAAGTTTGATACTTGTATAATCAATAGTGAAGAATTTAATGGTTTAAAGGATGATTGGGTAATTGTAGATGGTCAAGGTCCAGCTCATATTAGGTCTTATCATCAAATTGCAGAATGGTGGAAGAAAACTGGATTTAAATTAAAAGCAGACCAAATTCCTAAATAAAAATAAAACTTCTGATGCCCAAGATTAAGTCACATAAAACAGTTGAGCAAATTGCAAAGAAACATCGTCTTAATGTTTCTTTCATACAAAAGCAACTTGACATGGGTGAACCAATTGAGCACGAGCATACTCAAGACCACGAATTGGCAAGAAATATTGCTCTTCAACATCTTGACGAAATTCCAGATTATTATACTCGCCTTAAAAAGATGGAGGCAGATGCCAAGAAGCATCATAAAAAATTTAAAGATGTTTCTGAAGGCAATCTCCATAAGTGGTTTAAAAGTAAATCAAAAGACGGAAAACCTGGTTGGGTCAATGTTGTAACTGGTGGCACATGTGCAAGTGATGAACCAGGTGAAGGAGTACCTAAGTGCGTCTCTTCATAAAAAAGAGCAAGTATGACGCCAGCAGAAAGACATTCGGCAGCAAGAAGAAAGAAAGCAGCAGATCCTGGACAACAACAAAAAACTGGTGCGTCTAAACCAACATATGTTTCTACAGATAAACCTAAAAAGTCTGTAGAAGAGGAGTGGTCAGATAAATATAAAAAGTCTATAGATTGTGACAACCCCAAAGGATTTTCTCAGAGAGCTCATTGCCAAGGAAGGAAGAAAAAAATGAATGAAGAATCTGATAAGAAAGGAAAAGGTAGTGGCAAAAAAGATGCTTGCTATAATAAAGTAAAATCGAGATATGATGTTTGGCCAAGTGCATATGCATCCGGAGCACTTGTCAAGTGTCGTAAAGTCGGTGCTGCAAACTGGGGTAATAAAACAGAGGAAACTCATATGCACGAAGAAGAAAGATATTGTCCTCTATGCGATAAGAGAGAAACAAGATCAGAATGCTCCTACGGCGGAAAAGCGTGGGATAAAGTTTCTGTTAAGGATGAAGAATATTCAATGGCTCGTGGAGAACTCCAAACAATTGCAAATGCAGTAAAAAGATTGCAAACTAAGTTCTCTAAAGGAGAAGGTGATTTGGAAGCATGGGTCCAATCAAAAATTACAAAGGCAGCGGATTATATTGATACTGCAGCAGATTACCTTGATAGTGGGGAGCATGAGTTTGACGAAGCTTGTTGGTCTGGTTATAAACAAGTAGGAATGAAAAAGAAAGGAAAGAAGACTGTTCCAAATTGTGTGTCAGAAGAGAAAAAATTAGTTGATAAAATTTTAGAAGACTGTGGTTGCTCACATTCTCCAAAGAAAGTAAAGTCTAAAAAAATGGTAATGCCAGAGCAAACTATTGAAGATTTGGATGGAAATACATTTGCCGAAGTCATTGACATTATCAAACCAGAACCAATTAAAGGAACTGCATCAAAGCCGATTCAAGAAGCAACAAGACTTCAAGCACAAACTGGAAATGTAATTGCTGTAACTCTTTCATGGAGAGGAAAATATTATTCACTTAAGATGTTTTTCCCGCAAGTGAAGACACCATCAAGAAAAGAAATTAATGATGAGATTCAAAAAGTTTATCCAGGTTCAGTAGTTGTATATCATTCTATCTCAGAAATTCAACCAGGTCAACCACTAATTCAAATGGTTGGACCACAAGGAGGAAGTTCTGCAAAACCAGGACCAAACAAAAATTATGTAAAACCAATGGGTGAAGGAGTTGAATTGGAAGAAGGTGAGGCATGGCAAAATAAGGAAGGTAAAAACTCTAAGGGTGGTCTCAACGAAAAGGGAAGAAGGTCTTATGAAAAGGCAAATCCAGGAAGCGACCTCAAGGCACCTTCAAAAGAGGTTGGAAATCCTCGCAGAGCGTCATTCTGTGCCCGGATGTCCGGAATGAAAAAGAAACTAACATCAGCAAAAACAGCAAACGATCCTAATTCAAGAATTAACAAGTCTCTTAGAGCTTGGAACTGTTAATTTGGAGTTGATTTATTATGCCAAATGATGTTTATCTTGGTAATCCGCTTTTAAAAAAAGCAAATACCCCTATCGAATTTACTCAAGAACAGATTCTTGAATTTGTGAAGTGTAAAGATGACCCAGTTTACTTTGCAAACAATTATGTAAAAATTGTAACTCTGGATCATGGTCTTCAAACATTTAAACCATATCATTTTCAAGAGAAGTTAATTAATAACTTCCACAATCACAGATTTAATATCTGCAAGATGCCACGACAGACGGGAAAATCAACCACTGTAGTATCTTTTCTATTACATTATGCGGTATTTAATGATAATGTAAATATTGGCATTCTTGCAAACAAAGCAGCAACAGCAAGAGAACTTTTAGATAGGTTACAAACTGCTTATGAGAATCTTCCCAAGTGGATGCAGCAAGGTATTATATCCTGGAATAAAGGATCATTGGAGTTAGAAAATGGCAGTAAGATATTGGCAGCTTCTACATCTGCAAGTGCTGTCCGAGGCATGTCGTTCAATATCCTCTTTCTCGATGAATTCGCTTTCGTTCCAAACCATATCGCAGATTCCTTCTTTGCATCTGTTTATC